GCGTCGGCCTTGACCGTGGCGATGCACTCCTCCAGCACCTTGGACAGCGCGTGGAAGTAGGCATAGGCTTCAGCGGCGCGGAGGTCTCCGTTGCTGGCGCTCAGCGCCAGGTCGCGGAGGTAGTTGTGGATGTTGGTGTCGAAGTGGTGGCTCATCGGGTCGTGAGGATATGGATGATGTGGGCGTTGAGGGATCGGTGGTTGGCCTTGGCCTCGGCCTTGAGCTGCTCGCGCAGGCCGGGGGGGAAGCGGAGGAGGTATGCAGGTGCTCTCATTTGGTGTGGATGGCGATGAGGTTAGCTGCGAGGCGGATGGCATCCTCTTTAGTCAGGTAGGTCTTGATCAGCGCACCAGCGCGGTAGATCTGGATGCTGTCCTCGGTGACCTCAATGGTGCTCTTGGCGATGACGTTGTCGAGCGGGTGCGTGGTCTGCATCGTAATCTCCTTGAGGCGCACAGGCTCCACGGTCTTGGGGGTACGGGCCTCGGTCACGGCGTTGCGCAGGTTGGACCAGAGGGCGTCGAAGTTGTCGTTGGTGTTCATGGTTACTTGCGGTTTTGAAAGAATTGGGTGATTGAACGCTTGTGGGCGAGCTGGTAGGCGATGCACGCCTGTAGGCGCTCCAGCTCGGCCTCGTTGCAGCCTTGCAGCTCGTTGGGCCACGCCCAGTCGAGGCGGATGGCCTTGACCAGGTTGTAGCCGTGGTCGCCGTAGGTGGCGGCCACGTCGAGCCAGTCTTGGATAGCCACCTCGATGCGGACATGGGTCTGCAGGTCGGTCATCGGGACGAAGGAGAGGTGATAGCCGTCGAGGGTCACCAGCTGCACAAAGGTCGGCTGGATGATGGCTACGAGCTGGATGTTGGGGTCTACGTCGTGGAACTTCATGGTCGTGTTGGTGTTGGTTGGTTGGTTGGTTCTTGCCCACCTGCCCGTGTGGCAGGTGGGCGGTGCGCTTATCGGGTCAACTCTTGCACAGCCTTCCATACTTCGTCGCTCATGTGCTTGCGGAACTTCTCGTTGAATAGATACTCCATCAGGAACCGGACATCGTCCTTGCGCTTGCTGCACGTCTCGGCTGCAATGATTGCTTCGAAGGTTGCGCGAACTTCTTTGCTGCTCATTGTCTCTTTGGTTACGTAGGCGTTCATGGCGTGTTGTTTTTGTTTGATGACCCGACAAAAGTACATAGCCTTTTGATATATGCAATAGGCCAAGAAAAAAAAGTTGTAATTTGGAATGAGTCTAAATAAGGCGGTCCCTGTCCATGCGCTCACGCACCAGCTGGAGCAGCTCATGCTGGCTGCCCTCGGAGCGCCGGTCTGGCTGGCAGTCGTCGAGGATCTGGTGGATCCGTGCGAGGCTGCGCACCGATAGGTGCAGGCCCACCCTGTCGAGGCGGGCCTGCAAGCCTATCAGCTGATCATCCGTGATGGTCACGCGAACGGGTTGTCGATGTCGTGAACGTCGAAGGCATCCACGCCGCCCTTGTTGTAGGCGATGTGCGTCATCACCTGCACCGCCTGTAGGTACAGCTTCACGCCCTTGCTCTTTCCCTTGACCCAAGGGAAGAGGGTAACAGCGACGTTGCAAACAGAACCGTTACCGATGTCCTCGGTGAAGGGAGCCTTCTTGGCATCCACCACGATGGGCGGCTGGATGTCAGCACCAGCGCGGCTCTTGGTGCTGCGCTTGGCGATGTAGTACTCCGCGCCGTCCTTGTCCTCCTTGGGGTTGACGCCACGCGCCATCAGCGCGTCACGGCCCTCTTCATCGACGTAGAGGTTGATGCTCCACTCGGCGGGAGCCGTCTCCTCATACGCCTTGCCGGGGCGATGCACCTTGGCATAGCGCACACTCACATTCTTCAGTACCAGGTTCTCACTCTCAGTTTTCATAACTCGACTTTGTTTAGTTGTGACCGCTGTTGAAGGCCGCAGTCTGACGCCTTTAGTTGAGCTTGTTGATGATGCGTTCCATCTTGGCGATCCACTCCGCGTCGGTGTCCGATGCCATGTGAGGGCGGCGTAGGACGTAGTAGATGCGCAGCTGGTCCGCTTCGAGGGATGGGTCGCAGCCTCGGAAGAACGAGAACTGCTGGCTAATGTGCCTCTGGTCGCACCAGCCGATGATGTGTTGTAGGCGTGTGTTCATGGCGCAAGGTTAGCGCCTTGCGTCACAAGATAATACTTTTTTGTTTAGAACCTTTGGCGTTACTTATCGCGCCTGAAGCCCACGGGGGCGCGATCGTCGGGCGGCGTGAAGGGCATGCCGGTGGTCAGCTGGAGGCTCCGCTCATCGGCGATGCCCACGATGACCCAGCGCTTGCGGTCCGTCCATCGCTCACGCTCGGTGACGTGCAGCACCGCCTCCTCAATAGCCTCCATCGTGTGCGCACCATGCACCACGATGATCCTGGTCTCGGCGTCAACGTAGATCATCGCACCTTGCCGTTGATGACACGGATGTTCTTGACCCGGAAGGAGCCGTCGGCCTCCACGTCTATCCACGCGAAGCCGTGGTTCCACTTCGTGTGCCTCATCCAGTCGGGCGTCTCGGTACACAGGCAGCCCGTGGTCCACGCGCCGCGCTGCTCCCTGCTGAGGCTCGGCTCGCTATGCTCGCTGGTGCGGTGGAAGTGTCCGCAGATGGCGTTCTCGCCAGCCCTCAAGAAGAGCCACCGCGCAGGGTTGACGCCACCGCCGCCTCTGAACTCATGACCATGCAGGTGCGCCAGATGCCCCGTTCGCACCACGCGGCAGTCGTGCACCCACTCCACGCGGTGCATCGCCTGCGGCCCACCATAGCTGCACAGCAGGCCCGGCACATCCATGTTAGGCAGGCTGAACAGCTCCGGCGCCTTGCGCATCAGGAAGTGCTTCACGCGCACCTCATGGTTGCCCTCCATCCAGATGATGCGGGCCTTGGGGAAGTGCGTCCGCAAGTCCTCCAGAAACTCGGCCATCATCACGAACTCCTGCTCCAGCAGGTCGCGTGGGTTGAGCGACGGGTGGGTGGATAGGTTAGGGAGGTCGAGGATGTCCCCCGCCAGCAGGATGATGGTCGGGTCGTGGTCGTAGCCGTAGTTGAGGGCGGCCTCCAGCGCCAAGGGGTCGTGGAAGGGGAAGTGGATGTCCGACAGCCGCAGGATGCGCTGGGCACCATGCACCACATACTCGGTGTGGTGGTCGGCCATCGTCGCAGGGATGCGCCACTCCGGTCGGGTGGCTGAGGCGGTGCCGGTGTACTCTGCCAGCTTCTTGTACTTACCGGCCATCGATGGCGATATGACCCCCCGCGTCCTCCGCACGCTGATGCGCACCGCGTTGACGCTCGGAAAGACGTGGTTGTGCGCGGCGTAGATCATGCGTGCCAGCTGTAGGTGTGGCGTGTCGGGGTACTTCTTGCACCACTTAGTTATGAGGTCGCGCTTGCTCATAGGACAAGTGTTATGGCGAGGGTGATAAACTCAAGGGCGTAGGCCATCTCACCGGCACCGTCGCCATAGAGCCTGATGAACAGGCTGTCGTAGTAGTTGGAGTAGCTCACATAGTCCCACGGCAGGCCGCGCCGTGCGTTGAGGTCGAACCGGAAGACGATGTTGAACAGCGCCGCCATGCCGATGGCATCCCACCAGTCAGCGAGCCACAGCGTCAGGCCACCGATGATGATGGCCCGTGCCGCCCATTGCGTCGCGTGGTTGATCTCCTCGCCGCGCTCTATCTGGCGGGCGTCGTCGCGGCTGCTCCACAGCGCAATGACGATGGTCAGGGCGATGAGGGCTACCATAGCTCGGTGAGTAAGAATGTGACGGCACCACCCAGTACCAGTCCACCGCCGAAGAGGCGACCGCGCTGGCGTGCCTTGCGCCGCCACTCCTCCACGTCGGAGCACCGCGCTGCGGCGTCGTTCATCACTTGGGCGTTGAGTGTGGCACGGGTGCGCTCGAGGGCCTCACGCTCCTCGCAGCCCTTGAGCTGGAGGCGTAGGTTGGACAGCATGCCGGCATAGATGGCACGGCTGCGTCGGTGGTTGGCCGCGCTCCACAGGGTGTCGTGGATGAGGCCAGCCTCGTCGAGCGTGAAGCAGACGAGGGTGTCAGGGCGTGCTGGTTGCGCGGAGGATGGCGTCGCGCATAGCAGGAGCAGTAACAGGGCGAGGAGGTAGTGGCGCATGCTTCTTGTGTAGCTGTTTGGTGAGGCTGTCAAGGTCATGCTGCAAGGTCTCTGCCCTGCGGCGGTGCTCGTCGATGAGGTCCTGCATGGCGCTGTCGACCACAAGGGCCATCGCGCTCATCTGGAGGGCGTGCTCCGCCTCCTGCTCGAGGCGGTCTATCGTGTGGCGCTGCTTGAGGACCTGCACACGCTGCAGGCCCACGACGGCTAGCAGCACCAGCACGACCACGATGAGGATGCGGGTTATCAGACTATCCATCGGCGGAAGTTGGCATAGGTCATAGCGAGGTAGGTGGCGACCATCACAGGCCCGAAGGCGATGGTCAGCGCCCTGCCCCAGTAGCTGTCGTGCATCCCCCAGATGCCGTGGCACAGGAGGCCCACGGCAAACATGGCCACCCACAGCACGATGAAGTAGGAGGTCCCTGCGAAGCTATCGGCTCTGAAGACATAGTCCTGCCAGAAGCGTGCTGGCGTGTGACCGGGAATGTTGGTCAGCGTGAGCTTGTCATCTATGATGGCCCAGTAGGTCATGGCGTGCGTTGTCCGAGGATGTTGAAGCCGCGCAGCACACCAAGAGCCTTGCCCCTGTAATGATGCACGGCGATGACGTCGAAGCGCTCCAATGTACCGCCGACATCGTGCTGCGTCAAGCGGTAGAAGCTGACACCTTGCAGGGGCTGCCGGTCGGTGAAGCTGTAGTCGAGGCGCTGCATGGAGTGCAGGGCACCGGAGACGAAGCCGATGTTGATCCATGTGCTGGCATCCGCGCTGCGGTCCACCTGGTAGCCGAGGCAGTCCTGCTCGAAGCCTGTGGCCCATAGCAGGCGCACGCACTCCTCGTCGGAGGTGGCGGTCAGATAGATGAGGCTGACGGGGAGTGCTGCCTCCTCGGCGACGCACAAGAAGTTCACCACGCCGGTCGTCGGGCAGGAGGTGGTATAGCACACCACATAGGACTGCTGGGGGATGAGGTCGCCGAAGTTGCCGGTGGCGTTCTGGGCGAGCAGCACGCACCCTGCGCCATGCAGGCGGTAGCCGGTGACAGCATCTTGGCAGGTGCCCTGCGGCACGAAGGCCGTGAAGGTGAAATCCACGCTGTCGGTGGCGGCGGTGAAGGTGTAGCACCGCTCGATGCTGGCCCGTGGGGGCTGGAAGAGGATGCAGTCGTTGTCGACGTAGGGCACCGCCGTGGTGCAGGTGTTGGACTGCGCCGAGGTGGTGACGAAGGCCAGCAGGATAGGTATCACCTGCAGCAGCTTGACGCCGCTGTCGATGATGGCGTTGCGCACACGCCTTGACAGGATGATGCAGCCCTCGCTGGCCGTGTGCGTCCTGTTGTCGCCGTGGATGAGGAAGGCGCTGCGCCCGAAGGTGTGCGTGGTGGCGTCCGGCTCGAGGCGGATGGCATAGGGGCCTACCTTCTTGCTGTCGTAGACAGAGCCGATGTGCCACAGACCCTGCGGGATGGGGCCTACGTTGCGGACATGCTGCATGGCGCAGTTGTTCTTACCGCTGCCTGCGCCGGAGTAGCCGGTGGCGAACTCACCGCCGTCGGGGTGCGTCAGCTTGCCGGTGCCTTGGCTATACACCCACTTCATCGTCGTTCACCTTGATGACGTTGCCGAGCTTGGCCTCGAGCCACTTGATGAGCTGGCTGCCCGTGAGGGCGCCGTACTTGCGGGCCACATCGAGCAGCGTGGTGATGCCCACGAAGGATGCCACCGCGATGAAGATGGGCGTGTCAGGTATCCACGCATGGTCGGGTACCATGCTATCCACCAGCGCCGCCACGAAGAGCATGCCGGCCGTGAGCGTGAACTTCTTGAACGGACCTCTGATGAAGAAGCCGCTGCTCCACTTGCCACCATTGCGGATGGCGAGCATGGCTCCCATGATGGCGTCGATGACGAGCATGACGAAGTAGATGAAGACCGCAGCGCCGATGACGGCCAGGTTGTTCCACAGCAGTGCGAGCGCAGCAATGAGCAGCTTCACGGCCACCTCGGCGGGTGTGCCGCCGATGACATCACGCAGGAGTTGACCGAAGGTAGCCTCTTTCACAGCTTGAGGGGGTTGGGGAAGTTGACAAAGGGTGATGCCTTGAGGACTGCCTCAATCTCTGTGAGACGCTCGCTCTGGCGCTGCTGCTCGGCCATGATGGCCGACTTGGTGGCTGCTGCCTTGCGGTCCACGCCGACGCGGTAGATGACGTATGCGGCGTACATGGCGATGGTCAGCGCTATGGTCATGGCTTGGCGAAGGTGCCGCTGTTGGGGTCGTAGATGTCTCCGATGGCGCGGTCTTCATCCTCGTCGGGGACAAGGATGTCGAATGCGCCGGGGTAGACGTAGTCAGGCTCGTTCACAAGGTCCAGCACAATGATGTTGTGGACCACGTTCTTCTTGATCACGCAGACTCTCATATCGCGTAGACTTCATAGACGATTAAGAACCCATTGCCGCCAGCACCGCCAGCGCCCGGTGTGCCGCTGGCGCCATTGCCTTGCGACCCGCCGCCACCACCGCCAGCAGCACGACCTCCAGTAGCGCCACTACCAGCGACAGCCGATGCGCCCGTGTTGCCAGCACCGCCACCACCGCCTGTGCCGATGCCTATGGTTGAGGTGATGATGCCAAGGAACGGGTCGATATAAATGTCGCTCGCACCTGCTGTGCCACTCCCGCCGTTGGCTACTCCGCCAGCACCGCCAGCCGTGAGACTGCCACCTTGATATGTGCCACCTCCAGCACCTCCGTTGAATGGCCCTGTTCCTGCGTTGCCGCCGCCACCACCACCACCGCCGGGTGCCGCCGTGTTCAGCAAGCCCGTATTGCCTACGCTACCTGCAACAGCACGTTGCCCATCACCCCCTGCGGCACCGCTGATGCTGTTACCGCTGGCGATAGGCACGTTCAATAGCGCACTACCTCCCGCGCCACCGGTTCGTGGAGTAGCTCCTGCTAATCCTACGACACCACCGCTGCCGCCCTTGGCTTCAACATGTAGGCCGAACAGGGTGGCGCCCCCTGCACTTCCTGCGCCTGTGGCGGGACCGGAAGCACCTGCGCCGATGGCGTAGTTCTCGGTCAAACCAAGTGATGCAGCAGCTATCCACCTACGCACAAGGCTACCACCACCACCTGCGCTACCTCCTGCGTATGTCGTGCCAGTAGTGGCGATGCCAGCACCACCGCTGCCACCAGCACCAGCAGCGAACACCCATACGCCTCGGAACGATGCGCTCGTAGGCTTGCTCCAGCTACCGCCCGTGGTGTATTCACGCAGCACGTTGGCCGGTGCCGCCACCACCCATGCTCCGCTGACCAACGAGCCTACGTCGTTGCCGTTGCTGTCGTGGACATCCACCGCCGCCGTGGCGCCGCAGGGGTCGGCCACGGTGCCATAGGTCGTGCCGTTGATAGCTACCGTCAGGTCAGCACAGGGCACCTCGTCGCCACCGCAGTAGCTGCCGATGGTGGCCTGTTGCACCGTGACGCTCGTCGCGCTCCAGTCCGCCTGCCACGGGTAGGTCTCGCTGCCGAGCGCAGCATCCACGTCGCTGCCTGGCTTCACCAGCCTCCATCGCGTGCCGGTGTACTCGAGGTTGTGGTCCACATCCTTGGTGTAGACCTCGCGCCCATTGAGCGTGCCGGTGACCAGATAGGTGCCGGTGACGCTGCCGCCGTCGCTGACATAGGCTGCATCCAGCAGCGTGCCGCAGTCGAAGTTGGTGGTGTCACCGCTCGGCGCATCACCGATGGCGAGGCCATCGAACGTGATGGCAGCATCCGGAGCGATAGGCACCGTGTCGTCCATCAGATCCGCCGCCGTGACCTTGGCCGCACCGACCACGTTGCCGAGGCTGTTGCGCAGCTCCGCGTTGAGGATGACATCCTGCGTCTGCAGGTTGGTGCCATCATAGGTGGTGTCGGTGAGGAACAGCGAGGTGATGCTGTCGTTCGCCATCGTGTACATCACCGACGTCTGCGGCAGGGCGTAGACGTCACCGCTCGGCACCTGCGCCACGGTCAGCAGCGTGTCCGTCGTCTGTATGGTGGCATCGGGAGCGACGAGGCTCAGGCTCTCACCGCAGGGGTCCGGCACGCTGCCGCTCTCCAGCTCCAGCGCAGCGCTGTTGATGAGCTCATAGGTCAGGTCACCACACGTCGGGATCACCCATACGCCACCTACCAACGAGCCGACCTCCGTGCCATCCTGGGTGACCGTCACGCTGGCGATGCCTCCGCAGGGGTCGGCCACCGTGCCATAGGTCTCTCCATTGACGCGCACAGACAAGGGGTCGCAATCCTCATCCGTGGGGCACGTCTCCGTCCATCCGCTATCGGCCACGCCAGCGCCATCGACGAAGACATCGACATCCTTCACCAGCCTGTTGGCCGATGCCGGCACAAGGTTGCTGCTCGAGGTCTGCTCGTAGATCTTCAGGTTCCAATTCCCCGGCGGCGACAGCAGCACCTCGCCATCCAGCGCCACAGGGCTGGTGGTCTCGGTGAATGTGAGGCTGATGAATGACGCGCTGCTGTTGCCAGCCTGCACCACGCAGTAGGCGTTACTCCCGCGCTCGATGTCGGTGAAGTGCAGCAGCCAGTAGCTTGGTGACAGCGTCACCCTGCCCATCACCACAAGGGTGTTGCTCGCGCCTCTCTCAATTACCATCGCAGCACTCCCCGTATTGGTTCACATTCCTGTTGCTCTGGTCGGGTGTCCGCACGCCGTAGGGGTACTGCCACCGGCTCTTGCGGGTGATGACGCCGCCAGGGTACATCTTGTTGACGCGCTCCTCCAGCTCCACACTCTCGTTGTAGCTGGGGTAGGTGGACACGTTCTCGTCGAGGAACTTCATCAAGCGCTCATACCCCGCGTCCGCCGCGCTCCGCGCCTGCGTCACCTGCATGCTCAAGGTCTTGGCATCGACGCTCTGGTAGTCTCCGCCATTGACGCTATGCACGCCGTTGGCTGTCGGCTCGGCGTACATGCGTGGGAGGCTGTTCTGCACGGTCCTCCACGCCAGCGGCCCCTTGACATAGCCCAGCAGCGTGAGCAGGTCAGGCTCCGTGGCCAGCGTCGGGTCAGCTTGGATGGCCGTGTCGAGCTCGTCGTATAGTGTGCGCCCCAGCACCTTCTCCAGCTCCTCCTGTGCGAGGCGCATGAACGGTGCCAGCTTGCGGTCATCGACGGTCTTCGACAGGCCGCACAGCGTGCGCACCGTGGCGAGGCTTATGATCTGTGTTTCGCAGCAGGCCATCAGGCAGGGGTGGTGTTAGGTGCTGGAAGTGGCGTGGTCTGCGCCGGGATGATGTCGCCGCGCTCATCCTCGAACGCGGGAAGCTCCATGTCCTCACGCAGCTCGTTGATGGTCATGGTCCGCAGGCGGATGTTCTCGCTCTCCGTGTCATCATCGAACAGCTGGAGCGGCACGATTTCGGCGTTCCACACGCCAATGCCCTCGGCGTTCATGAGGCGCACCAGGTCCTTGGTTATCATCTGTTGCTTGGGCTTAATGAAGCCTTCCATGAACTGGTCAGCGGCAGCCTTCATGGCATTGCCTGCGCTGGTCAAGCCGCCCACCACGTCCATCCGGTACAGCAGGTCGGGCACGCCATAGCCGCGCACCACCACCGCCTCCGCCGCCTCCCTGATGGCGTCAAGCTCGCCGGCATGGTCGCCACGCGCCAGCACGTTGAGCACCGGAGCGTTCTCATCCTGCGTGCCGAAGGTGTGGAAGATGCCCCTGCCGTTGGCGCCGGTGTAGGCATCCTCAATGTCCTTGTCATATTGCTCGAGGTCCTTGGTGTCCGCGCTGATGTAGGTGTGCAGGTGGACCGTCGGCTTGAAGCCGGTATCAATCTGGGTGCGATTGAACACGGGGACCTTGGCCCACACCTCCGCGTCAGGCACCGCAGGGAGCCACCACGGCTCGCCGTAGTAGTCCCTGTTCTGCTTGTAGGTCTTGCTATAGATGACCGCGCTGGGCACGCGCTCATCCATGCGGAAGGCAGGCAGCTCGATGGGGCGATAGCGCACCACGGCCCCACCCCTTGCACCAACCTCCTTCCAGTTGGCCGACCAGTAGTAGTTGCTCACCTTGCCTTCCATGAGCTTGCCGCTGCGCAGCCTGCTCACGTCAAGGTGGTCCACACGCACGATGCCGCCGCCAAAGCCGCGACGTACCACCCAGCTCTTGGTGTTCGCCAGCGCGATGTCCAAGGCCGTGGCGTGCAGGAAGTCCTCCTCGGTCGTCTCTGTCATCCACTCCTGGAACTTCCGCTGTGCCGCCTCCACCACGTTGCCTTGCTCATCCACGAAGCGGATGCCACGCCCAGCGATGAACATCGCCGTCATCTCGATGCAGCGCTGCAACGGGACGCAGTTGTCCGCCAGCGTCCTCATGTTCTCGAGGAAGAGGTTGTCCGCGCCGAAGTAGACCCACGGGTTGCCCGTGTAGCGCTCCTCGACGAGCGGTGCCGAGGTGCCTTCCTTCAGATAGGCGTAGAACTTGGGTAGGCTCATGGGGTTACAAAAAGGGGCGGGCTGTTACACCCGCCCCGGTTTTGTCGTTGGTATCAGTTACGCCAGCACGATGAGGCCCTGAATGAACACCTTGGGGGCGTTCTTCTGGAGCATCGCCACCATGCGGTCATCCTTCAGCAACTCGTTGGTCACCTTCACGGTGCCGTAAGGCGTAGGAATGTCAAGCTGCTTGGCGGTGCCAGCGAGCTTGTAAGCCTTGATAGTCTTCTCTGCTGCCATGTCTGTGTGATGTTAGGTGGTGCTCTCGTAAGAGTTCAGCAGCGTCAGCGTCGACAGCTCGGTGCCGGTCACGCTATCCCAGAAGTGCGGGCAAGGCTCGCTCATGTTCTCGGCACGGATGCTGAACATGTTGCCAACCTCAGCTTGGTCTGACGTGCCGACATGGCTGAACAGCTTGGCACCGCTGTCCTTGCCGATGATCTTGAACACGCCAGCCTTCAGCTCGAGGATAGCCACGATGTCGGGACCGGCCATCGACTCGATGAAGTTGCGAGCGGTGATGCCGAGGTCGGCCACCTTGCCGCTGAACTCATGGTACCAAGACTTGGTCTCGGGGTCGTACTCCTCCCTCCAGATGACGCTGTCCTTGTCCAGCTTGATGGCGAAGAGGCCGTCACCAGCACCGAAGGTGATGGCGTCGTACTGGTTGGCGGTGGTGCTGGTAGACCACGACACGATCTCGTCGAGGTTAGCCAGCCAGATGCGGTTGTGGTAGACACCGGCTGCAACCTGGTTGCAGTTGTTTTCCCCCGCAAGGAAACCACCGGTAAGAAGTGAACATGCAGGCATGTGTGTGTGTGGTGTTGCGGGCTACCCGCGCAGCCTTACGGGGCTGCGCGGGTGTTACCCTATGTTAGGTTAGGTAGCAGGACCCCAGTACTTGATGGAGTTTCCGGACAGGTCGCGGAAGCCCACGCCAGCCTTGAAGCGGAACTTCCACCAGATGTTCTCCTGATACTGGTCGAGGCCCATCACGATGTTGGTGAAGTCGCTCTCCAGATCGAGGGCAGCCACGAAGTTGCCGCGGCGGCTGAGGATGATGGTGCCGGTGCCGGTCAGGAAGTTCTGCGTCACCACCGTCACGCGGGTGCCGGGGAAGGTGATCGCTTGGAAGGTGCCAGCGTTCAAGGTGTCCAGAGCGGGCACCAAGGTGTTGCCACCGTAGAGCTTGGTGTAGTTCTGCTGGAGCAGCAGGAACTCCTGAGGCGACATCACGATCACGGCGTTGCCGCTGATGATCTCGGAGGCGAAGTCCACATCAGCGATGGCCGCGTTCAGCAGGCTCACGCAGATGTTGTACACGCCAGCAGCGTCGGTGCCAGCGCTGCCACCGCTCGTCGGGGTGGAGGTGCCCACGTTGCTCGTGCCGAAGTTGGCAGCGTAGATGAGGTCCGTCCAGCCGCTGCTGATGAAGTTGGTGGAGCCGGTCCACATCGCGGAGCCGATAGCCTTGCCAACTTCACCGGCTACGCTCTGCATGATGCCAGCCTCGAAGGCGCCCAGACCGGTGTAGTGCTGACCAGCGGTCAGACCTTGCGCGGTGTAGTAGTCCTCCAGACCATGCACGCAGATCTGGTCGCGCACAAGGCCCTTGCTCAGGCTGATGCTCGACTGGCTGATGGTGCTGTCGTTGTTGCCGTCGATGTCGGTGAAGCAGCTCGCGCCATCAGCGATGGTGACGGAGGTGGAGAGCTTGGGCAGCTTGATGGTGTCGGCCTTCACGCCGGTGATCACCTGCCCATACTGCCGCACGAACGGCAGCACGTCGTTCGACGCTACTGCGTCGAGGTAGAAGTCAAGCCTGGACTCGTCGGTCCATTGGCTCAACCCGCTGTACACTAATGCCATGTCTAAAAGGGTTTAGGGGGTTAGTTCTTTTTGATACCGATCTTGCGGTCCAGACGGTCGAGCGTCTGTGCCATGCGCTCGGCGTGCGCGGTGGCAGGGTTCATCGTCGGCTTGACGGGAGCGCCCGGCACCACCGCGGTCGGCTGTGCGTCGCTCACCACCGGCTGCTCCAGCGGCGTGGCCTTGAGGGCCTCCACCTGCTGTGCTGCCTCGGCAGCCTTGGCCTCGGCCTCGGCGACCTTGGCGCTGTCCACCTCGGCCTCGGCGACCTTGGCCTCGGCGGCCTCCACGGCAGCGTTGGCCTCATCGAGCTGGGCACGCAAGGCACGCACCTCATCGGTCAGCGCAGCGACGACCTCGCCGTACTTGGCGGCCACGTTGACGCGAGCCTTGATGTGTCCGCGCACCGCAGCCTGCATGGCCTCGATGGCGGTGACAGGCACCTCCACCTCCACGGTCTCTTCCTTCTCGGGCTGCTCGTCTCCGGGGTCGGCAGCAGGCGTCTCGACCACCACGGGGGCAGCCTCCACCACCTCGTCGGTGGCCTTCATGATCTCTTCCATCGGTTGCATTTTATCCAGGCAGGCTGCCACCTTCAGCGGGTCGAACACCGCGTCGGCGAAGCCCATGTCCTTTGCTTCCTGTGCGGAGAGGAAGGTCTCCGCGTCGAGCATCTTCTTGACCTTGTCCTTGCGCATGCCGGTGCGTGCACTGAAGATGTCGACCTGGCGCTCGTTGATGCTGGCGAGCACGTCATCGCCCTGCCCCTCCACCACGCTGTAGGCCTTGTGGATCATGAGGAAGGCGCCAGCCGCCATCTCCGTGCGGCGTGCCCCAGCGCTGATGATGGCAGCACCTGATGCGGCGATGCCATAGACGCGGACGGTCACGTCCTTGTCCTTCATGTAGTCGTAGAGGCCCAGCGAGGCGAAGGCGTCACCGCCACCGCTCATCATGGTGATGGTCACCGGACGGTCCTTGAAGAAGGCCAGAGCGCTGATGATGTCCTGTGCGGTGTAGCTGGTGATCTCGCCAAGGATGGCGAGCTCCACGCCATCGGCAGACTGCTGACACCGGATGTTGGACGGACGCATGACCACAAAGGTCACGCATCAATATAGCCCTGTGGGCCGAACCTTTAGGCCACGGCGCGGCGCACGATATACTGCACCGTGCTGCGGGTCATGTCGTACTCGTGGGCGAGGTCGAACTCCACCTGCCGTGTGGTGATGCTGGTGGATGCCAGCCGTTCATAGTACAGCTCATGCACCACGGCACGGCGCATGAGGTGGTCGTCGATGGCACCGCACCGATAGAGGGTGTCGATGACCTGCTCCACGGTGATATTGTCACCGTGCTTCTCCTTGAGGAGTTGGATGAGTTGGGTGCGTACTCGGCTCATAGTGTGGCTCGGGCCTCGCGGACCTCCACCCTGTTCATGACAGCTCTGAGGCTCTCCACGGGGAGGACAGGCTGTAGGTTCATGGTGTTGGCCGCTGCGGCGTTCTGTGCTGCTAAGATAGCATTGCTGCTGAGCGTGGCCTGCACCATGCCGCCGGTGGCGTAGGAGCCACGGCCAGGTGCTGCGCCGGTGTACATCGAGCGCAGGGCGTCGAGGCGCTGGACGCCAAGGGCGCGGACGACCTCTTGGGGCAGGACGTACTCGCCACGGTGGACGATGCCTGCTGGCTCGTACTTGCCACCGGAGCCGGTGTATCCACCTTCGGCGAAGCCTTTGACGACCTGCTTGGCGATGAGCGCCACGTTGACACCAGCACGGATTTTAGCCGCTGCGGATGCAGCCGCCTTAATAGTCGTACCTCCATCCGGCAATGCCGTCCATGTTGGGTTGGCGGCAATCTGTGCAAGCTCTTGGCCCAAGTTGACGAAGACGCCAGCGATGGCGGTAGCTTTTTCAAGGGCGAAGAAGAACTTGGCCGTTTGGCTGCCTTCTTCGGCAAGCTGTCCAAGGGCGCTGAATACCGCTTGTGCTGACTCCACACGCAGGCGATCAACCTCGAACTGCGCATCGGCGATGGCTTGATTCGCGGCAATGATTTTCTCCGCCTTGGTCTTGGCATCCTCGGCCTCCTTCTCATCGAACTTCTTGCGCTTGGCCTCGATCTCGGCGTTCTGCGCATCTATGAGCGCAAGTTGCTCGGCGCTGCCTTCCTCCGCCAAGGTGATGGCGGTGAAATACTTGTCGCGGATAGCGTTCTCCTCACGCTGGAAGCCCTTGAGGCGTGCGTCCTCGGCCTCATTTAGAAGTTGCTGGGTCAGCAATAGCTGCTCATTCTCCTGCGCCACCACGCGCTGGGCTATCTCCTGTCGGATCTTCAGCTCCTCCTCGTAGGACTTGTTGAGCTCCTTGGCATCCTTGGCGGCATCCTTGGTGGCCTTGGCAGCATCCTTCGTGGCCTGCGCCTCGTCCTTCTTGTTCTCGGCGTTCTGCTCTGTCAGGATGCTGATGGCCGTCTCCTGCTCGAACGCCTCCTTCCGGTCAGCCAACGCTCGCTCCCCTGCCTTGGCGGTCTCATCAGCAGCACGCGCACGGATAGCCAGCGACTCGTTCTCCTCGCGCAGGCGTTGTGCATTCAACTTCTGCTGGGCGTCCGTGGACTTGCCAAGAGTCTTTATCGACGCCTCATTCTCTTTGATTTTGGCGTTGAGCTGATCGCGCAGCTTGACTTGTTCGTCGATACCCTTCTGGTCCTCTTTCGATGTCTTTGCGAACTCGCGCTGAAGCTGCAACCTGTCAGCCTCGCCCTGCGTGATCTCGCCACGCAGCACCTTCAGCTTGAGGTCGTTCTCCAATATCTTGGCCTGCAAGCCCAGCGTCTGCTCCCTGATCTTCTCATTCCTGTCGATGGTGCCTTGGAGTGACTTGTTGGCCGCATCACTCTCACTCTTCATCGCCATAAGCCCGGTGACCACCAGGCCGATAGCCACCGCGATGGCACCGATGCCCGTGGCGATGGTGGCCGCGCTCATGGCTCGCAGCCCTGCCGTAGCACCTGCGCTCGCCGGTGCGATCAGGCCGATGGATGCCGCGAAGGCACGCGCCGCCTTGGCACCCTCGATGATGCCGGACACACCCTGCTGGATAGCCAAGGCCGCCTGCACCTTGAGCAGCGCCTGCTCCACCGCCTCACTCTCATCGCCGAACAGCGCGGCAGCACCCTGCGCCACGCTGAAGGCTCCCGTCACACCCTGCAACGCCTTGCCGAACGTCTCAATCTTGCCTTCGGTATCGATGGCTCCGATGCGAGCATTGACCGCCTTTATCTGGTCATCCAGGTCGTCGGCACGTTCCGCAGCAGCCTTGAACTCGTTGGACATGAACCCGAACTCTTCGGCGGCCTGTTGTGCCTCCTTGCGGGCCTCTCTTAGTTGTCTGTTGAGCGCCTCGAACTTCGGCTCCACCTTGCCTGCCACCTCGTCGGCAAGGCCCGCTGCTGTCGCCTCCAACGCCTTGAGCCGCTCGTTGGCCTCGGTGAACTCCTTGCTGCTCTCGCCGAACTGCTTGAGCGCCGTGGTCGCCTCGTTCTGCGCAGTCTTGAGTTCGGCGAGGTTTGTCTCAAGTCGCTGTACACCGTCAGCGGCTTTCTTGAACTCCGCGCTGCCAGCACCGAAGGTCTTCAGAGCGGCAGCCATCTCGCGGTTGGCTGTGCCTACCGAGTCGGCAAGCTTTGCGAAGGTCGGACTGATGGCTTCGGTGAACGCCTTGGTGAGCACATCACGGAAGCGCAGTCCTTCATCAGTAAGGCCGCTGACATCATTCTTTAGCTCATTGAATCGACGGCTTTGCCCGGTCAACGCCGTGTCCAGCAATGCTATCTCCTCCCTGTTCTGCTTGCGCACCTTTGCCAGCTTGTCCTCGGCGGCGGTGACCTGGTCGGCGCTGGCTTTGCCTTGTGCGTAGGCCTTCTCCAAGGTCTTGAGGTTCCTCTCCTCCGCCTTGATCTCGTCGTTGAGTTCCTTCTTGCGATCCTTCAGCTCACCGGTGTTGACGGCAAGCTCCTTGATCTGCTGGATGGCGTCGGTGGCCTCCAGCTTGATGTTCATCACGATCTCCTTCTGCGCCATCTTAGACAGGTATTAGGTCACATTCCACCAGGTCGTCATCACCGAAGCGCTTCCCTTTTATCGTCTGCACATACATCCACACGCTGCCGTAGCCGTCGTTCACCAGCCTCGGCCTTGCGAACTCGAAGTTCATGAACTCATCATCATACACGCGGAACTCACCCTTGAGGTAGGGCTTGGTGGCACGTAGCAGCGATGCCCTCCAGTACCTGCTCAGCGTGCCAATGCGGCCCACGTCATCACCGAAGCCGAGGTTGATGTCAAGGCCACCGCTGCCAGCGAAGTAGTAGCGCGGTGCATAGGTCAGACCGCCGACGCCAGATAGCGTCACCGCCGTGCCACCCGGCACGCTGTAGCCGCCATGCACGAGGATGCGCGGCTTGCACTTCACATAGTCGGTGACCTTGTCCACCTCCTTGATGACCGGCACCACCACGCCACCGAAGCGGGTGCCCTGCTGGGTAGCGGCGAACTTCACCGTGGTGACCTTCTCATCCTCCCTGCCCGTGGTGTCATAGCGACCCTCGGCAGTCCACTCCGCCTCGCCGTTGTAGTCCTGCAACCGCTCGTCCTTGTCGTCGCTGGTGTACTTGAAGAGGTAGCGCTCGGGCACCTCCGGCATCACCTTGGCGGGTAGGTCGTTGTGGCTCAGGCGGTCGCTCCAGTCCACCCCTGCGGACACATCCAGCAGGTAGTCGTCATAGTGCTGGAAGGTGACCGTGTTGGTCAGCTGATCGGTGGTGATGACCAGCCGCAAGATGTTCGCCAGGGCGCTGATGACATCGCCGATGTTGAGCGATGGCGAGATGGCAGAGGACACCTTGAAGCTGACACCATCTATCAGTTCAGTAAAGGTGACCGGCGAACCGGTGAAGGTGATGGTGGTGCCAGCCTCCATATAGAGTTGACAACCTTGGTAGCCTGTCGTGACACTCTGGGTGAAGGGCACCGCTGCCACGCTGACGGCATAGGTCTTGGCATTCTCAATGTTCGCGCCGACGAATAGTTGCTGGTCGAGGTCTATGCTGAAGGTGCCTATGCCCGGTGGCACAGGTATGGAGACCTCGGCAATGATGACCTCATTGAATAATGAGCTGTCGGTCTGGTTGTAGAGGCGGAAGCGAAGCGAGGTGCCGGAGTTGACCGTTGATGCGTCACGCACGATGGTGAAGCGCCCAGTCACCGACACCGTTACATTGACGTCAGGCACCGCATTGATTGTCGAGAAGAATGAGCCGACGTTGAGGTTTGGAGATGTCAATGGGTCGAATAAGCCGCTGCGATATTCTATAGTGTCAAGGCCGATGATACCGGTTTGGAATGGCAGGACCTGATAGTTGTTGATGCTCAGGAGGATGGTCTGCGAAGCGCTTGCGACTTGCACGAAGTCCGACACCTGGTAGTTGTGGCTGGCGCTCGGCAGCATCAGCCTCGGCCACAGCGCAGCCAGCGTCCCCTTGACCTTCAGCGTGAAGCCATTATCAGCGAAGAACTTCTCCAGCAGCGCACGCACCGACGCGGCGAACCTGATCTTGTCGAGCGTGACTGATGTGCTGCCCGTGAAGCTCCCCATCGAGCCGTAATCGATGAGGGGGAAGCTATAGTTGACCGTCTCAAGGGTCGATAGGTTGGTGGCTTGCTCGGCCTGCCAGAACGCACTCACCACCGCCATGCTCATCGGCAGCGTCAGCCCCATGTCCACATCGACGCACTTCGTGCTCTTGGCCCTGTCGAACCACGTCGCGTTGTCGCCATAGGCCACCACCTGCACGCTGTCCTCCGTCCACTCCATAGGCTTGCAAACGCCCTCGAACAGCACCTGGCCGCCCTCGCCGATGCGGATGGGCACCTCGCCGATGACCTCCTCCTGCATGGCCGGACCTCCCAGACCGACGCGGGCGCTGTTGCTCGCGGGAACCTCGAAGGTGGTGGAGCTGCTGCCCCGCACCTTCGTGAAGTCCGTCAGCTCGTTGAGGCTGTAGGTGAACTCGGGGATGTTATCCCCATCGAGATAGACATCCTGCCCGTTGATGACGGTCCTCATGTGCGCTGCGTGAGGTTGTCCACGCCCAGCATGTACTGGATGACGAACCGCTCAGCACGACCCGTGTCGCTGTCACCCGGCACCTCGTTGGTCAATGGGATGATGTTGGTCCAATAGCCGCTCCTGACCTCTGTCCAGATGTTCGGACTCTCGAACATCTCCTCGGCGATGTTGCGCAGCAGCACCGGCAGCAGGTAGCCGCTGGTGAGCGTGTACTTGCGCATCGGCTCGGTGCGCCACACCCGCTGCTGCCAGTCACCGCGGTAGGTGCCACCGGCCACCTCGGGCAGGCGCATGCTCGGCTTGCTGATGCTCTGCCGCTGCACGCTCATCTGGCGGGTCTCGTCACCCTCGAAGGTGAAGGCATCGACGCCGCCAAGTTTGTTGAGGTAGTACCACCTCTTGTTGACGCCCTTGCAGGCCACGATGTTCAGCGTGAAGGTCTCCGTCCGTGCGGCATTGGTGCCCGTCAGGATGGTGACCTTCATGCGTGTGGCACCGGCCGGCATCTGGTCGAGCGCCCTGCCCACGTTGCAGATGAAGCTGTTGGCAGGGGCTGTCGAGGTCGCCAGCGTGATGGTGCCCAAGAAGGTGCTCTCGTTGTCGAAGGTCACCGACACCTTGCGCTCGGGGTTGCCTATCCTGTTGTTGAGGAAGGCGAGGAAGAAGCTGTCACCGACGCGGATGGTGTTCTTGTTCCTGTCCATATAGGTCAGGAACCGCTTGAGCGGTGCGTTGACGCCCGTGACCAGATAGTCCTCGCTGAAGTCCGCATCCTCGTAGTCGAAGTCCACCGACCCATCCCGCTGCACATGGTGGTACGGGTGCACCGCATTGACGCAGATCTGGTTGGCGATGCTGAATGCAGGGTCGTCGATGGTGTCGAAGCGCGTGAAGGTGATGCCCGTGCTGGTCACCACGTCATAGCCCGCGTAGAAGTCCACCGTGTAGCGCTGCGTGATGTAGCCAGCACCATCGACAAGGGCGCCGCTGCTGGTGTCGCAGATGGCCTTGACATCCTTGAAGTGGCGTGCCAGCACGTCACGAGCGTCCAGCTCGAAGACATAGCCGACGCCTTCCTCGAGCACAGGGCGCAGGGCGTACTCCACCGTCACGGGGATGTGAGGGCCGCTGACCCGTGCGAACACGGTGTAGTTGCCCAGGATGCGGAAGAGGTAGCCTCCCGTGGTGGTGAAGCCGACATAGGTGGCGCTGATGACGATGAGCGTGCTGGATAGCACGCGATCCACGCGGTAGGTGTCAGGATACCTGCTGGTACCGCTGACATCGTTGGGGCCGATGCTGCCGGGTATCTTGTAGAGCTGCCCCGCGATGATGGAGGCGCCGGTGTGCTCCACCAGCACCGCCGTGGAAGGGATGCCGTAGGTGGCCTGCTCTGCTGCCGTGGGAAGGCGCACCTCCACCACCTGCGCCACAGCCTGCGGGCTGAAGGGGTTCGGCTCGAGGTAGTCTGTCGAGATGAGCCTATAGGTCACAGGCCGGTAGACGCTGTGAGGCCCGCTGGGGTAGTATATCGGCTGGAGCGCCATCAGCTAAGGTGGCAGTACTCAACGATGGCCGTGCCCGATGCGGTGCGTGCATAGATTTCCTCGCCCGTGGTGAGGAAGTCATCATCGGTCTGGTGAAGAGGCTGGATGACAAGCACGCCCCCAGCGATGAGGTTGTAGAACAGATATTCGTTGGTGGTGAAGTTCACCACACGGATGCGCACCGACACGTCCACCGTGCCCTTGTTATAGAGCACCATGCCGACCTGTGGCATGCCCGTTCCCTGTAGCAACTCATAGGTGTTGCCGATGGTCTGTGAACCTGTCACCATGTTGGTGACCTCGATGGTCTCATTGCCGCTCACGCTGCGCACCTCACCATCCACGGTGACCGACGCGCTGTATTGGATGTTGCAGTTCATCAGCTTATTGCTTTGAGGCCAACGATGGCCGTGGTCTTCTGTGCTCCAATGATGCGGCTGAGCGTAAGGATGGCGACATCCTCATCAGGGACTTCCGTTGCTGTGGCGCTGGTGTTGAACGCGCCCGTGAAGCCCGTGCCTGCGCCGCTATACACGATGAGGGGTAGGTAGGTTGTCACACCAGCCACCATCGATACGGTTGAGCCGTTGTTCAGCGTGACACTACCGATGGAGCCTTTGGCCTTGTTGGCAAACACCCCTGCGGCGATGCCGCTATAGCTGTGCATGCCATAGCTCGGTGTCTCGGCCTCGGCACCGAAGGTCAGGCCAGCGCCTGTGTTGCCCTCCTGCATGCTCGCCGTGTCCACCTCGATAGAGGCCGTGCGGCTCCAGATGATGCCGTTGCAGTTCACCGTGACGGTGATGTTCATAGTTGCCATTATCGCAGTCCTGTTTGAAGGTCCACCACCACCGTAGCAGCCATCGCATCAGCGATAGCACCGGCAGCGTTGACCAGGTTATCATTCTCGAATTGCCACGCGGTGATGCCGTCCTCGAACACGTTGGTCCGCTTGGCTCTGTAGTCAGCACTCCCCTCGGCACCTATCTTCTTGGCGACCGCCCACGCATTCAGCGACAGCCCCTTGGCATCTATCCACCGCTGGATGCTGGTCACAGGCGGAGGACCACCGGGGCCTCTGCCGTTGCCGACCCACTTCCAGTTGGCGTTGGCCGCCAGCCGTGCCGTGATGCCGAACGTGTTCCCCTGCAGGTTCTCGTAGCTGTTGACCTCGGTGGTCATGCTGTCCCGCGTGCCTCCCGTGGCGACCTTGTCCCGCGTGGTCATGACCTCCACGATGCCGCGCTGCAGCTCCACCATAGCAGCCTCCATGAGGCTCTTGGCCGACGTCAGGTCAGCTGAAGAAGCCATCGGGGCAAGGGGCTGGTATGTTGTTCCTGAAGGTCACCGTCATCCGTGCGCCGGTGGTCAGCCGTCCCGGCTCGTCCCACAGCGCCGTCAGCGTCGGGCTGGTCTCCACGTCGAGGTCGATGGTGACACCCTGGTAGACCGCATTGTCGAGGATGTAGAGCTGCCGGAACCGGTAGAAGCATTGCCGCGCCACCGCCTCCATCCGCTCGTAAGCCTCGTCACGCTGGTCCGCCGTCCTGTCACTGTCGGTGTCATCGACGAAGACGACGTCCAGACCGAAGGTGTCATAGGAGACATCATTCTCTATGATCACCCCAGTAGTAGGAGGCTTCCAGATGCAGGCAGGGTAGGACAGGTCGTGGTCCATGTCCAAGGCTGCCGTCCAGTCCGACAGCCATGACACGCCCATGATATGGCTCTCCACCACACCCTTGAACAGCTCCCGGATGATGTCGACGCCCACCATATCGGGCGAAGGTACTACCACCGAAGAGGCCCCGTGGCCTATCCTTTAGGCCACCTCGTCGGTGTCGAACTTGAACCATGTGCAGACCTCCGCGAGGACCGCCTGCTCCATCTCTTGCTTGACATGGTCCTCGACCTTGTAGATCCAGTCGCTGACCTCCTCGGGCATGTCCAGATGCTTGAGGGCCACATGCCACCCGTGGGCTACACCCGTCTCGATGGCGTGGCTCATCAGTAGATACTCGTTAGCTTTCATCGCTTCTTGCGTTGGTTCTCCTTCATGCGCTGGTAGCGCTGCTGTATCCTGCCCTGCAGCACGTCGCTGTCCCGCTCGTAGCTCATGACCGTGAGGCACTCCGCCGTGCTATAGCGCACCACCTCCCCCTTGTCGCCGAACAGGGCTACGAGGATGGGCTTGAGCTGGGCGAGTCGGTAGATGGTGGCGAACCATCCGTAACGGCGCTCAACTCTCTCGCAGCCTGCTGATACGCTTGCAGCCCTGACATCAGCCTCTGGCTCAAATACTGGCTCATGACGCCCTGCAATCTGCTCCCGCTGGCGAAAAAAAAAGCGGCAAGCTTCATGGCATACTCCACAGGCATCGCCCTCATCGCGCTGATGCGTGCCTCGAGGTCGGCGCCGTCGTACTCCTTACCCTCCTCCACCAGCAGGATGGCGAGGATGACCGGCAGCATCTCCACGTCATCGGTGAGCGCCTCGAGGCGTGCGTTGATGTCCGCCCATTGCCCGAAGGTGGTGTCGGCCTCTATGTTCTGCGGGACGGCATAGGTGATGCCACCCCAGGTGAAGGTGGCCTCGGGCGTGAAGGCATCCATCCGCGCCTTGGTGGCCTGCCCCAGCATGGTGCCGAGCGCACCGACGAGGGCCTCCACGTCGGCGGGCTTCATCCTGCGCAGCTTGGTCTTGGGGATGCGGACCCAGCGGCGGATGAGCTCGTAGGTGGCCTCGGCCTCGGAGGTGGCTGGGTCGATGGGCGGGTTGGTGATGGCGTACCAGTCGGTGATGGTGAGGTCCTCAAAGGGGAGGATGCGGTAGTCGTGGCTACTGCCGTCCGGCTCATGGAGTGTGATGACCTTGCTCATGGTTATTATTAGTCTGTGCATCCTCCACTATCACAGGTGGCATAGCCAAGACGCGCTTCTGCTATGACCTCCATGCCAATGGATTCTTTGTTTTCTGCAATGTGCTGGTACGTTATCCTACTGTCCAGCCATGTTCCCATGCCCTTGTACTCTTGGTCAATGAACCATTTGAACTTCTCCGGATGGATGTCTGCCATTGCCGCAAGTGTTTCGGGCTTCTTGTGAAAGCATCCGATGCAGTTGCTGATTGCTGGGAACTTGATCTGCCTTCGCTCTTCGAACAATGTGCCACCTACCCATCCATTCGCTTTCCAGTAGTCACCTACGGCATCCTGCGTGATACCATCCTGCACTAACGGAAAGGAGCAGTAACGCCAGTTGAATGTCTCATGCACTTGTCGCTTGTGACCTGTGGTCTTCGATGCTACAGGAATGCGGAAGTTCGTTGGGTCTGAATTGTTGAAGAAGTTCTGCATCCGTCGGAATTCATCGAACCGAAAGCCTATGCGCATTTCGCACTTCTCGCCGATGTTGTGCCACCACCATAGGAATATCGGCAGCATTTTCATTTGATTGGTGCAGTATCTACGCGCCCAGCTTGGTAGATAAGACCCAGCGCCTCGCTTGTCTATAATCTGATCGAAACTCATTCCACGCACCCATGTGATTTGCTTGCCCATCAATTGCTCAAGGTCCATCATTAGCAGCAGCGTGGCATCATCCTCCGCTGTTGCGATGAACTCGCCAAACTGGTTGGAAAACGATGCCAGCTTCTGCTCTGCGTACTTGCGAACAGCATGGTCTTTAGGTGCAGCATACTTTTGGTCAATGCATACCACAGAGAACACATCATGGTCTGCCGGATAATGCACGGCCATGAATGCCGATGTCTTGCCGCCTGATATGCTGTTGACGGTAATCACCTGATGCTCTTGCGTATGTTGTCGACGAAGGCTTCGTGCCTGTGCCGCTTGCCCTTGGTGCGAAGGTAGTCAGAGCCGACCACATCACCGCGCAGCTCCAGCACCATCCGCATCATCATGGCGTCAGCGAAGTCGGGCGACCGGCCCAGACCCTCCTTCACCTTGTCCTTGCCGAGGATGCGCAGCTTGCCATCGCTGTCCACCTTGTCCCTCTTGACCCACCGCAGTTCGGAGCTGACCTCCTCATGCCACCCCTCCGGCTCCCACGCCAGCAGCCCATCGTTGACGTGCGCAGCAAGCTCGTAGCTGCATTGCGCCTTGAGGTTCATATACTCACCCTTGCCGATGACCTTGCCGCCCCCCTTGAAGGCGACGCAGCCCGGCAGCAGGTCCACCACGCCGCCGCCGACCCCATCGTCATCCACCACGATGCGGGACCGCGGCACACCCTCCTGCTCCGCCAGCTGCCTGATGGCCGCAGCGGCCTCCGTGATGGCGTTGCGCTCCATCACCGTGACATGGACGATGCGCAGCCCCGACCACAGCATGATGACCGTGCGGTCGCTTCCGTAGCGTGCGATGTCCGCGGTGATAACCATCTTGCCGTGCTCCACCTGATCCGCGGTGAAGATGTCCATGATGGCGTCCGGGGCCATCAGCGCGGCCGGGTCGTGGTCATAGTCCCAGTTGCCGAGCAGCAGGCGCTCACGGTCGGGGCCGGTGAGGCGCTTGAGGTTGTCGATGTAGTGCGGGCTGATGTGGCTATTATCCGTCACAAGGGCAGGGATGAAGGCCCGATGTGGCGCGAGAGCACCTTTGCGCCACGGGTCATAGAAGTCGGTGTAGACCCAGTTGCGTGCGGGGTTGCAGGTCAGCAGTAGCTTGGGTGTGAGGTTGAACTCATCCAGCTTGTACCTGATGCGGCTGCCCACGATGGCCTTGGCCTTGGCGGTGACCTGGTTGGCCTCATCGATGAAGGCACCGGTAATCTCGAGGGAGCCGAGGTCATCGAAGTTGGGGTCCGACGGGTAGGCGAACAGGTCCTTGAGGATGATGGTGGAGGCCCCGATGGTAATCTGGCCGGTCTGGGCGTTGTAGGTGTAGTGAGCACCGGCACGATAGCCGTGCTGGCTGCACACATCGAAGAAGCTGTTGAGCGTGGTCTCCTTCAGCGTCTTGGCTACAGCACGTCCCATGAGCCATCGGGACCCTTGGTAGCGTAGGGCATTGGTGAAGAGCCACAGGGCACCGAGCCATGATTTTCCACCGCTAGCAGCACCGCCATACAACACCTCGCTGTGTGTGCTGTCATCGAGGTATCGCCATGCCAGACCTTGCTTAGGGCTGAGGTCCGCCATCGGGCATGGGTGGCACGTTGATGGTCACCGCCGGCAGGGCATTGCCACCGCTGGTGACATCCTGCGGTATCAGTTTCGAGTAGAGCTTGTAGAACTCCTTGAGGTTGTCGTTGTCGGAGCCTGCCCACTCGGCAAGGCGCTCCCATCCACCCAGCTTGTCGAAGGCCATCTGGAAGGCGGTCTTCGCAGCGATGGTGGATGCATTGGACACGCCCTTCGGCCTCCCGGCCCGTGGGTCGCCCTTTACGAACCTACCTCCATTGTCAGCCATTGTCTAAGGATTCAGAGCGTTTGACGATGTTCTTGGCCCATGACCATCCCGGATCACCACCCCACAGCGCCCATGCGATGCGGCCATTGCTCGGGTAGCCATCCTCCCCAGGTGACCACCCCTTCCCCTGCTTGTCGATCTCGTGCCTGTCGAAGTAGGCTTTCATCCGCTTGACGGTGTCGAGGCTCATGCCGCGCCTGTTGACGATGTCGGTGGCACGGCCACGGCCTATGTTGGTGCCGCCCCTGCCGTACTCGTCCACCCATGCCAGCCCGCGCTTGGCCTCGGTGACCATGCCATCGGTAGGCTTGTAGGTCTCCTGCAGGCGCATGGTGCTGCGCTCGATGGCACGGCCAGCACGCTCGGCCTCCTCCTCGGTGTCGAAGACGCAGGAGCCTCGTTGGCCCCACTTCCACTTGCCGTTGCTACAGCGTTGTGCTGGCATTGCGCTGGAGTTCTTTACCCATCAGCCGCCAATAGGCGACCTTTAGGATGGCGTCATAGGTTGTCTCTCTGTCCTTGCCGAGGCGACGGACGATGCCGTAGCGCTCGGGTTCTTCGGCGATGATGGCGTCGGCGACTTCATACTCTTGCAGCTCAACGGCGATGGCTTCAGCCAGCGTGAGGATGTCACAGAAGCGTGGCATTGCCGTCCTTCTTTTTCGGTGCGCGTGCCTTCTTCTCGAGGCGCGGTATCTCATCCTCATCGAGGCGCAGCAGGTACTGGTTGAACTCGGCGGGTATCTTGTTGAGCGGGTCGGGCACGATGCGACAGCCGCGTGCGATGAGGGCGTTGATGAGGATGGCGCCGTGGCGCATGGCGCCGGGTGTGGTGCCGTCGTCGAGGGTCATGCGTGCTCTCACCATTTGCCGAGGGGACAATGTTGTTTCTTGAACGCGGCCTTGAGGTCAACGAAGCAGCCGCACACCTTGCAGTTGAGGCCGGGCCATGCGAGGTGTTCACAGGCGTCGGAGCCATCACCGGCGACGCCACGGCAGGTGGCGAGGCGACGCTCGCGCTGGGACTGGGTGGCCTCCTGGCCGATGGGGGGCAGGTCGATGGCGGAGCGCAGGATGTTGACCACCTTGAGATGGCAGGAGAGGCAGTTACCTTTGGGCTTGTAGCCAGCCAATGACCATGCCAAGGACACAGCCTCCTCTCGGTGCTGCCCCCAATGGACATGGGTCGGGCTATAGTCTATCTCTTTAAGGATAGCCTCTGCTCTTTCACGCATAGGTACAATAAGTCAAGTACAATGATAGTAGCATCGACATGCTTTCATGGTAGGGAGTTATTAACACGGATGTGGATAGAGCACACGTTGCCGCTGATGCCGGTGGTGGTGGCGGTGAGTGATGATGGTGGCGAGCAATTGGCACAAGAGTATGGGCTGACTTATGTCAGATGCGAGAACAGGCCGCTGGGTGCCAAGCACAACGCTGCGATGGCGCTGGCCCGTGCGATGGACTCCGACAAGGTGGTCATCCTGCCGAGCGACGACTTCATCCACCCGGCCTATGTGGCGGCGGTGCTGGAGAGCGCCGCGCCGTACATCTTCCCTGCCAGCTGCGGCTTCCTCGACCAGCGGACGCGGCGTGCGTGCCTGATGCGCTGGGGTGGTGGTGACACCCTGCTGTATGGTGCTGGGCGTGTGGTGAGCAGGGCGGTGCTGGCGGCGGTTCCGCTGCTGTGGACGCCGACGCGCCTCAAGGGGCTGGATCAAGATAGCCATTGCACCATCCGCTCGGCAGGCTTTGACGCCACGGCCATCGACGTGCAGGGCGGCGTGTGCCTGACGGACGTCAAGACCGGGGAGAACCTGTGGGGCTATGACATCGTGGCCCATCGGGCGAGCACGGTGGACGCTCATCTGGTCATGAGCCATGTCTCCTGCGCTATCTGATGCAGACGTTCGTCACGGGTGGCGACGAGCATGCCGCGCTTGGTGGCTTCACCCACGCGGTCCTCGGTGTCGGTGGTGATGAGCCATCCTGACTCGAGGAGGTGGTGGTGCAGGAGTGCGGCCCCTTCGCAGTAGGGGTATCCTGCGTCGGTGCTGGTGATGTCGTGCGCCACGATGATGCGCGGGGTGTTGACCTCGAGGGCCTCTATCTCCTCGACCACGCTGTCCATGTCGTGGTTGCCATCGACGAGCACCAGGTCGAACGGTGGCATGGCATAAAGTATGTCACACCCTTTGTGCTGATGCAGGGTGCCCCGGTCACCGATGACCTTGCGGGCCTCGAGGGTGAAGCCGATGTCGGCGAAGTGTGCGTCGGGCACCTTGGCGGCGATGAAGGCGGAGGCTGACGCTCCGGTATGGACACCTATCTCGAGGGTGCGCTGGACGCCTGTCTGCATGAGGAGGTATCGGAGCCACAGGATGTGGCGGCGGTCCATGCAGGCGCCTTGGTCATGCCAGTCAGGTATCCACGGGGTCAGGTCGAGGATGTCGATGTAGGTCTTCATAGGCTGTCGAGGATGGCGAGGCGGTCCACGTTGGTGAGGTGGAGGAGGAAGTCACCGGGTTCCCACGGCATGGGAGCGCGGTCGGGGAAGTTGCGGTTGACGCAGGTGTGGTGGACGGCGTTGAAGGTGCGTCGCGGGTGTCGGCGCACGAGGCCATCGAGCCACGGCTGGTCCTTCATCGCGGCCCGCAGGCCGTCTTGCTCCCAGCAGCAGATGGGGCGCACGGCATATCGCTCGGAATGGTTGCGCCACAGGTCGAGGAAGTATGGTGTGCCGGGCTTGTTCCACACGATGAAGTTGCCGCAGGAGACGTAGGTGGTGGTGAGGTCGTCGGGCACCGGCGCACACCAGTCGATGCTGATGTCCATGACCTGCTGCCCGTAGTAGAGCGGCTCGAGGTCCATGTCTCCGGTGACGTAGGTATCGGCGTCCATCCACATGATACCATCATAGGAGCCGATGCGCTCGGTGATGAACTCCAGCTTCTGGTGGCTGGGGTGTGTCCTATCGTGGTAGGTGCGCACGGTCTCATGGGTGTAGCCGCGACGCTCGGCATAGGCACGCTGGGATGCGGCGCAGCGGTCGCCGACCTCGGCCATATTATCGGTGTAGCCCGTCAGGACCAGGATGTTCGCCATTGCTCTATCGTGTTGATGCGGTTGTGCCAGCGGTCATTGTCGAAGGTCTGCTGTGCTTGGAGCATGCCGAAGGCGGCGGTGTCAGCGGGCTTGTCGATGGCAGCACGGACGGCAGCTACCAGCCCATCGGCGCTCAAGGAGGTGCCGTCGATGGTGTAGGCGCCACAGGCGCGGGAGCGCAGGTAGCGGTCGCTGTGGAAGCCACGGCGGTTGAAGTGGTCGAGGTTGATGGCGATGAGGGCATCCTTGTAGACCTCGGCATCGGCGCCCTTGTGGAGCATCTTGCCGAAGCCCTTGCCGTAGGCGCTGAACCGCGAGGGGAAGGCGCGGTGCAGGGCGGCGACTTTGTCTCGGCGGTCGCCGGACAAGGGGAAGCGGTCGCCGTAGTCGTTGCCCACGAACACGATGCGGTCGGCAAAGGGGTTGCGGCGGTCGGTGTTATAGATTGTCGGGTCGTAGCCTATCTGGAGGAACCTGCTGTGGTGGCCTATGGCTTGCATCGTCTCCACGTCCGGCCAGTTGGTGAAGGCGGTGATGTCGACGTGCAGAGCCAGGTCGAGGTAGTGGTCGGGGATGGGGTCGCGGACATCACCGGTCCAGTTGATGACCATCGTGCCCTTGGCCTTGATGGCATCGAGGATGGATGGTGCCACCACGTTGGGTGTCTGGAGCTGCATGAAGAGGACATCGTGGTCGCAGGTGTCCAGCAGCTTGAGCTGCCGTTCGTGGTAGGGCAGGGTGCCCCAGTCGATGCGGTCCACATGGTGGCCGAGGTCGGTGCAGGCGGTGTCGAACTCGGGCATGCCCATTGCGAGGTGAAGGAGTCTCATGATGGATGGACCATTGCGTAAGGTGGTGGCACGGTGAGGGCCTTGGGCTTGCCGCGTCCCCCGCCATAGGTGCGGTACTCGGTGAGGTGCAGGTGGATGGCGCGGACCTTGGAGCAGGGGTTGGTGACCGTCAGCCCCATGACGCGCAGGACATGGGCGATGGCGTTGTCACAGCCGGGTATACCCATCTTATAGTGTGCGTCCACCTCCCACGGCCCTCCGCGCACTATCCAGGCATCCTGGCTGTCGGGGCGGTGGTACGGGAAGAGATTTCTGCCGCCACGGTCATCCCATCGGGAGAGCGCCCACACCTCGTTGGCGTGCAGCTTGTGCGCCTGCTCCCGCAGGGTGTGGTCGAAGTAGATGTCAGAGTTGGCGATGACGTTGATGTATCCCGGCAGGCACAGGGCGAACATCTCCTTGAAGGTCGGACGGCCATCGATGGCGGTGACCTCATCGAAGATGGCGGCGTTCTGGTGCCAGCAGTAGAGCAGCTCGGCCTCGCGCTCTTCGGGTCCGTAGAGTTCTTGGGGCTGGATGAGGTGTAGCTTCATGGGGTTGAGGGTTTGAACCCAGCGGCGTCAGCAATGGCTAGTGCTGTGCTTGGAGACACTCCACCGCCAGCATAGTACATCTCTCTGAATTGCTCTTCACCAAAGCGATGGCTCATTCTGTATGCCATCGCGTCAACCAGCTTCTGTATAAGCTCCGCGTCCTTGGCGCGGGCGGCTTCGTAGCGTTGTCGTGATTGCATAATCCCTGACGCAACTCCGCGAGACCAAATGTCGGCTTCATTTTCCGAGTCTTTTTCGCGCATGTGAAACATGCGTTCAAGATTTAGTGCTGTCTGTATCATGTCATCGCTGAACAGCGGCTCTCGTTTCGTGTTGCTCATAGGTCTGAAGGTTTGAATCCGGCAGCTTCTGCGGCTGATAGGGCATCGGCCCCCTTAACAAATTCGGCATCTTCGTAGCAGACCGCATAGTTGCATGCCACATTCAACGCATCCACCAGCCGCTGTATCAACTCGGCGTCATTGGCACGGGCGGCCTCCACCTGTCGCAGTACCTGCAACGCCTCGCTAATGCGTTCGCACGCCCGTTCGGGGTTCAGCACATCTACGGTCTCCAATAGTTCGCGCAAATACTCTGTCTCGCTCATGGTCTGATCACATCAACGGTGAAGCCACGGGCACGCAGCTCGGCGTGGCGGTACTCTTGGACGGGTGACAGCCTGCCCTTGTCGGCCTTGACCTCGACCCAGCGGACCTCGTTGGGCTTGGTCAGGATGAGGTCGGGCATGCCGGTCTTGTTGCATTGGATGAGCTTGGTGACATACCACCCCTCGGCCTCATACCGCTTGATGAGTGTCGCTTGAAAGGCTGCTTCGGTCACGTCGGTAGTGTGTTGTGGTGTACGACTCCTTGTTCCTGACCAGCTTGTAGATGCTCGGCTCGATGGACCTTGCGGCGAACAGCCAGTGTACCCTGTTGGCCCTGTCGCGACCAAGGTAAGCAGCCCGATTGATACCCTGCAAATAGCTGAGGGCCGAATGGTCGATGCTGAAGAACACCAGGTCGTCCGCGCTGGACAGGTTGACCCCTTCCCTGCTGCTCTGGACCTGCCCGATGTAGGTCTTATCCGTGGCGTTGAACTCCTCGGGGCTGTCGGTCCACATGCCGGCATAGACCTCCTTCAGCATGTCCCCTTCGGCTTGGAACTTGTAAAGGATAGCGGTCTTTCCTTTAAATGTCTCCCGGCAGTAGATGGCCTTGGAGCGGTCGAAGATGATGGCGCCGTGGTGCTCTGTGATCACCGTCCCGCTGTAGATCTGGTGGAGCTTGCTGAGCTCCTTGACGGCGGTGTCCGCCAGCACCACTCTGCGCCCCGGCTTGCCGACCACCCCATCACGCATGATGCGACGGGCGAGCCGGTAGGTCCTCGGCAGCATCTCCACCTTGTGCACCTGCTCCTCGATGACGGTGGTGAAGCCTGCCTGCTCCTGCGTGATGTTGACGGTCAGATGGTTGATGTCGCGCATGATGATGGCCTCGCGTGCATCGCTGTAGTCCTTGACCACCGTGCCGGTGCCCACGCGCTTGTCTCGGATATTCACGAATATCTCGGCCCAGCGATAGAAGTTCTTATGGTCGGCCCACGGCGCAGGGCCAAGGGCGAACTGGTGGTAGAGCTGGCTGTAGCTCTCCGGCGATGGCGTGCCGGACATCAGCAGCACCATGCTGTAGTGGAGTTGCCGCAAATCTTTGAACCGCTTGGATGGCTTGGGGTAGGCACCCACGCCGTGGGCCTCATCCACGATGATGAGGCTCCAGGATGTGTTGCGCAGCTTAGGCAGGCGCTCGTAGTTGATGACCGTGGCCTCGACCCCGATGGCCTCGGCATCCTTGATGATGGAGGCGATGGCCTTCTTCTTGGTCACCACCAGCACCTTGGTGACTTGCAGCAGGCGGGCGGTCTCGAAGGCGGTGAGCGTCTTGCCCGTACGGACCTCGCCTCGCAGGTAGGCGATGCGGTGGGTGGCGAGGATGGACCACAGCTTGTGCGCAGCCTCAGTCTGATAGGGTCGGAGGGTGATCATGCGTTGATACGTTCGCCGATCCACCGCATGACGGGGACGGCCATTGAGTTGCCAAGTGCCTTGTAGCGGGGGCCGTTGGGTGCTTCGGCCTTGCCGCGCCACGGGATGTTGGTGTGGTGGTCGTGGAACCCTTGTAGGCGCTCACACTCTACGGGCGTGAGGCGGCGGACTTGCATGGAGGTAGCCACAGCAGGTATATGTGCCCCTGCTGCCAGCGGGTGGCAAGGGTCTCCGGGCTTCGGGCTGCTGTAGTTGGACGGGCAGGTCAATTGCGTGGTGTCAAAGGGTAGGGGCTGTGCGATATAGCTGGTCTGATGCATCCCCGACTCTGCTGACAATGCACCAACTATCTGCCCATCTCCATTCTGGAGGCGTACCTCGTCGCGGACATTCTGTGCAAACGCCACCGCGTGTTGCGTACCATCGGAACGCATCGTGAACATTGAGTCTCCTTCATTACCAATGCCGGTCATCTGCTTGTCGCGCAACTCTTTGTTGATGCACATCCCATTGATGGGGTATGTGGCTATGTGCTGGTCTTGGTGGGTCGCCACGGTGAACGCCGTGTCGTCGCTCCCTAAGTATCCCTTCCCTCCTCCCTCACATCCCCCTCGGACCTTGAAGGCGTGGGGCTGCGATTGCACAAACCGCGACGCTCGCTGATTGAAAATGTGCTGATTTTCTAAGCCAAGCTTGTCGCCGTAATGAGCGTCTAATGTCCCGGCTATATCATGCGGCCAGGGGTCTGCGGCGTGGGGGACATAGGCTCCGTGTCCATCAAGTTCGGTGTGGCTCTTGGTGCCACGGCTTCCAAGGCTTCCCGCAACATCGGCGGCAGGGCCTTGCCCCTTCGCTCGGCTCGGCGGAGTATTCCTTGACACGCTTTCGGACTCAAAAAGAACCTCTGCGGCACGTCTCTGGTCTCCAAGACATCCGACAACGAACACACGGCGGCGTCTTTGGGCCACTCCGAACCATTGAGCGTCCAGTACCCGGTAGGCCCACCCGTACCCCAGCTCCCCCAACGCTGCGAGGAAGGAACCAAAATCCTTTCCTCCGTTAGATGACAAGACACCGGGGACGTTTTCCCAGAGGATGTACCGAGGTCGGTAACGGTCAGCGATGCCAAGAAACGTGAGCATGAGGTTGCCTCTTGGGTCTTTAAGACCTTGTCTGAGTCCTGCGACACTGAAGGACTGACAGGGAGTGCCTCCAACGAGAAGATCGATAGTTGCATCGGGCCAAGTTTGGTATTTAGTCATGTCCCCCCAGTTCGGGACGTTAGGGTAGTGATGTTTCAGAACCGCGCTGGGAAACGGCTCTATTTCGGAGAACGCTACAGGCTCCCACCCAAGGTGGTGCCACGCGCTGGTTGCGGCTTCAATCCCGGAACAGACGGATAGGTATCTCATGGCTTCAAGCGAGGTTGCTTCGTAGGTTGTTCATAGCAGTGTCGTCTGTTGGCCCTCGCTCTCGCCGAGTTCTCCGAGGATCTGTTCAAGTTCTTGGTCCACCTTCAGTTCAAGGAGCTTGGCTGCATGGAGCCGCCCTTGCGTCCGGTTGGTGAAGTAGTCCTTCTGCGCCTTGCGCATCGTTCGGACCTTGTGCAGTAGTTCAACGATTGCTTGCCTTCTCATGCTTATCTTTTTTAGATGCTTCGATCTCGCGGACCCAGTTGTAGATCTGCGACCGGCTTACGTTCAGGATGCGTGCCGCCTCAGCCTTCTTCAGATGTGGGTTGGCGGCGTACATGGACGCGAACTTCTCCGCATCGCTCTTCACCGGCTTATCGCCGGCCGATGCCCTCATCTTGTTGTACTCGGTGCCGTCCTGAAGGACACGCTCAGCCATGGTGATGAAGTAGTCCACCAAGCGTTCAGCTTTCAGTATGGTGGCCAGCGAAGCCGGTGACGTGAGCGATATGCAGGCATCATAGCAGGCGAGAACATGGAGCAGGATGACGAACCTCGGCAGGTAGGTCTTCTGCTTGGGCAGGATGCTCTTGGTGGCCTCACCTTCATCCTCGCTGTTCTGCCGCTCGGTGATCTTGTCCATGATCCGGGCAAGCTCGGCGCGTGCCTCGGGTGAAAGATGGATGAAGCGGGATTGCACATCACCATCCTGGTCGACGATCAGGATGTCGTTATTGATGTGTGCGAAGAGGCTCAGGATGTAGTCGCTGTACCATTGCAGCGCATCATCGGTCATCTCATTCTCGTTCCATTGCTCCACGTTGCAGTCCGGGTAGCACAGCAGCAGGCGGTCGCTGAACCCATTGTCCCGATACTCGGCAGTGAAAATCTGGTTCAAGACCGCTGGCTGGATGCCGCCAAGGACAGGGATCACAGGGGAGTGGATGTAGTTGTCCTTGACCGTCTTGCGCGTGGTGTAGGCCGGTGAGTTGCTGAAGGCCGACAGGTGGAACTCCAAGTCGCCACCAGCCCGATACTTGTTCATGTCCTTGATCCATCCTGCAAGCTCATCCTTGTACACGCCCACCGCGTTGGGGTTCTCCTCATGCAGTTCCACAAGCGCCTCGATGGTCACATCGTTCACGATGAACTGTGAGCGCGATGGCTCGCGCACTTCCTCAGCGTTGGCCTTCTGGTCCTTGCTCAGCTTGTTGTAAGCCTCGAACTGCTCCTTCTTCTTGCGGAACTCTCGGATCTTGCGGCTGTTGAGTTCCACAAGGGGGCGGATGATGCTGCTCACCGCCGGGGTCTTACCAACACCGGCACGGCCAACGATGGCGATCCACACAATGCAGCTTTCGACCCAGCCTTTCTTGACTTGGACCTTGATGCTGTTACCCACGATGACCGATAGCTGCCAGAGCAGTGCCGCACCCATGAAGTCCACGTTGTGACCAAGGGTAACCGAGCATTCCGTGATATACCGTTGGATGTCTTCTGGGAACACATCAAGCGGGAAGGCTTGCTTCTCGATCTGGGGCGGCTTGATCGTGGTGAGCGCCACCGGCGTGGGCTGCTTCATCCTATCGCCGTAGCCTTCAGCATATAGCTGCTTCGCAGCGGCGCTCATGTCACCGCCATGATGCTTCAGCGCATATAGGGAGAACGGGCTGAGCAGCTTTTCATGCGGATAGGCCGTGCCGGTACTGAACAGGTACATGCATCCGGTGTCCTTGAACACATAGCCGCTGTGGGCCGAGGTAGCCCCGTGGCGCTTGATAACCGTCTTCTTGGACAGGTTGCGGATGATTTTGAACTCATCACCCACCACGTCGAACACCGTGTGCTTTTGGTCGTAGTCCTGCCAGGGCGTAATACCAGTGGCATAAAAATCCGTTCGGTCTTTCTTCGGCTGCTCCAGCTCCTGTTGCTCCACGCGCTCATCCCACATCTTGCAGATGGAAATGATGCAGTCGTGTTCCTCCTTGGTCAGCAGGCCGATGCCGGTGTAGTCCAGCTCGTTGTGGCTCTCGTCATAGAAGATGGCATAGCCGCCATGGGATCGCGTTTCGATCAATGCCTGCACGGCCTTGGTGCCCTCATGCTTGATGCCCGTGTTCACAGGAACGGCCAGCTTCACGTTGCCCATATCGGTCACCGTCCGGTATGTCAGGTGGTAGCCGAAGTTCAGCGTTTTATGGACCGACACCTTGCGGTCGAACCCGTCGATGTTGTCGCGCACCAAGCCGATGAACTCATCGAACATGGCCGCACGCAGTTCCATCGGCAGCACTTTCAGGTCTACGTCGACGCAGAAGATGTCGTTGTAGCCGCAGGCATACCCGAAGCGCCATGCGTTTGGCATCGCCATGAAGCCGTCCAGCTCCTGTTTCGTCGCTTGGCGCGTCTGCAACTCCTTCCACTTGTGCAGTGGCATTTTCTTCTCGTCCACCACCAGGACGGAATAACCGGCTGCCGTTAGTCCCGCTGCCCTTTCAGTTTTGATGTGCTTACTCATAGTTTCATCCTACTTAACAGGTCCATCTTCTCCACGCCTCTACGCCATCCCTCGTGCTCACTCCATATACGGTCACCGGACACTCGGATCATCATGTTCGATGTCCCTTTGCCGTAGTCGGCCCTCAGTTGCTTGATGCCTATATCGCCGATGCCGAACTGTCCAGCCAATCTGACGACAAACCAGTCATCCGCCGATGTGCGGTCATCCAGCATTGGGCATATCAAGATAGGCAGCCTGGTCTTTCTCTCCCCCCATATACATTGAGTGTATCCGATGGCCTGCCTCAGCCATGCCGTGATGTCCTTATTCCCATTAAGCTGGTCCGGTGACTTGAACTCAATGCCGAACACGAACTGGGTGCCGTTCACAAGGTGCCTATGCTGGATCACCATATCTATCCTCTTGCGGATGGATGGGTCATGGATACTATGCCCCCACACCTCCCGCCAGATGTGCCACTGCGGCTTCAGTCGCTCGGCGTACATATCAACAAACTCCGCTTCTGTCATTGCGCAGGCAAACATCCACAAGGGGGCTTCGGTGACAGCCGAGCCGGAGCGGCGAGCAAGGAGCCTGCTCCGGTTGCCCCCCTGTGGGATTATTGTTTGAAGTCTACTGGACTTGCTCTAACGCCTATACTGTCATTACAGGCGGGGGGCAAATATAGCACTATTCTGTTAGATTACCAAAATGACCTCTTTGGTACCCTGTGTACACTTTTTGCACACTTTTGGACACTTTTGGACACTTCGCAGAATGCCTACATCCCGCGTCCCCGTAGGGAAGTTTGAAAAAAAGTGTGCAAAATGCACACTTTGGACACTTTTCACTTTTTCATGGCCAAGAGAATCACCAAACATGCCTTCATGCAAAGTGTGCAATTTTGCACACTTTGCATCATAAGTGCCGAACTAATCAAGGAGTTAGAGTGTACACCTTAAAGTATTTTCAAACACACTTTTGCACACTTTTGCACACTTTGGACAGCAGGACAGCCTCGAACGACATTCGGGCCGAGGTCAAAGAGCCGTTTGCATATTTTAACAAAAAGCCCCGGAGGACATCCCCCAGGGCTTTCACTTGTCGCGTGTTGTGTTCAGCTGCTCCTGCGATGCGCTTCCGCATAAGATTTGCCCATCGGTCACTACAATTTCCGAGCCCGCAACCTCACCGCCATCGAGCTGCGGTAGAGTATCTCGCCAGCCTGCCGGTAGGACAGCCCCATGTAGAGGAGACCTCGCAGGCGCTCGTCCTCGCCCTTGGTCCACCGCTTGGTGCTGCGGTCGGGCGGTGGCAAGTCCTTGCGACCCGGTCGGTCGTCGAACAGCTCCCAGCCGCCTCGACCTGGAGGCGCGATTTCGCTGCCTGCGGCATAGTCGAGGTAGGTGCCGGTGCCGACGCGTTCACCGGCCTCGACCTCCTCTCGGCTGACGTAGTGCTTGACGCCGTCGATGGTGTAGCTGTACGGGCGGCCAAGGGGGGAGCCGTCCTCCGGCTCCCACTCCTTGTCCTTCCAACGGCTGCGCAGGGTGATGACGCTGCCCATCAGATCTTAGTGGTGTAGATTGTGGTACTGCCGGGCGTGTAGACCGCTGGCTCGATGGCCTCGCCGTCCTCGGTCACCATGCGCTCCCCCGTTCGGTAGGCCAGCTGGGCCATCTCCTCGACGGTCTTGATCCGCGTGGATAGGTAGGCGTGCGAGGGTAGGTGGCGGTAGGACCACCTGCCGGCAGCGTTCTTGGCGGTCATGCGCAGGCCCATCGCCGTGCAGCCCTCCGAGCCGTAGCGTTCCACCTCGGTGATGGCGTCGGCCTTGACCGTGGCGATGCACTCCTCCAGCACCTTGGACAGCGCGTGGAAGTAGGCATAGGCTTCAGCGGCGCGGAGGTCTCCGTTGCTGGCGCTCAGCGCCAGGTCGCGGAGGTAGTTGCTT